CGCTCAGATGCGTTTCGAAAATTTGACCAAAGGAGTTACCGCGTAAGCGGATCTCTGGGTCGTCAAGTCAAACGCATCACGATCGTGCTTCCGCAAGCCGGGTCGACTAATCAGTCTTCCCCCATTGCTGGGAGTAACCGCCTCGACATCACCTTACGATGTATTATTCGTACGAAGTCGTATCGTGAATTGTCTAACTGGACCAGGTTGGGCTTTAATCCCTCAGTGGGTTACCGTGCTCCCCTTTTGGGGAAGACACTAGGTCCCACACGCCTGACTCCAGAGACGCCTATTTGGATCCTTTGGGGATTTAGATAGAGTGATCGAAAGGAGCTAACAACTCTCCTTCCAGACCTCAGTTTGGACAGGAGGGCGCGTAGAGAATTGCCCCTACGCAAAGTCCCACAGTGCTAGTCCTACGTTCTCAGGGTAGGATCCAGAGCCTACCTCGTAGGGGGTCGGCCTCTCGCGAGGCTGGCTACACGTCTCCTTTTAGAGATCGCTGTATCCTACGAGACAGTCTTCTAGCAGTAGCTGGACGATTTAGGCTTTTAGACCTCCATTGCTGGAGGTATCCTTCTACCCTCCTGTCCGCCCGTCTACTCATCTTCATGAGTGGCGGTCGTTCGGGTTGATCGCAGGTGGCTTCCCGCCTGATACCATAAGTTTAGAATTCTTTTGGCATCATTAAGAGCCTTGACTTCTTCGCGAACTCTGAAGTAGAGTTCGTTCGGAAGCGGAATCGCCCCCAGCGTCGCCTCTAAATCAGAGATTGACGTCAGGAGCAGTTCCACGCCTTCCCGCGTAGGGGAGGCCTCAAGGTCCTCAGCGGCGGTTCTCAAATCTCGGGTCTGTGATACAACGTCGAGAAAAGCTTCTCGATACACAGTTTCCCGCAGATTATCCAGAACGCCCTGGGCTGCCGATAGTTTCTCTACCGTGTACTCCGGGCCTGATGGCCCAGAGTCCACAGCGTATTCAGGAGCGACCACCTCCTCCACAATTGGAGCCGCTGGTTCTTCGAAAGGAGGGACAGGTAGTCCCATCTTCTGAAGATCCAACGCCCAAAGGCAGTAGGCCGAGAAAGCTCGTGCTACTGTCTCCGTATGTGATAAGGTGATCACTCGCGAAACCTCCGGGTTATGAATCCGGAGAGGTCGAGGAACGATCGGTGTGCAGAGCACACTGAAGAATCCTTGGAAAACGGCGAGTCGATCCGCTCCTCTCAACGAGGTACCATAGTGTTCCCGATCTCGAGACACAGTACTTAAGGACTTCGCAAGCGCAATGACCTCAGAGAGCCGATCAAGGCTCTCCAGGACACGCGCTCGCAGTGTCGTTAAATAGCTGTCTGCGAGACCCTGGAGCTTAGCAGGGGTCTCCACATACTTCGAGGACACACTCTTGAGAGTGAGCCAATCCATATAGGAGGTCCAAGCGGGCCCCAAGGGACTATAGTAGGCCAGCGTGTAATTCCGGATCCGCCGAGGCTGATCCGCAATCTTCTTACCAATTTGCGCCATTCCGCGGTACCCTGTCCCGACCAGCCGTAAAACAGCTGCAAGGGATAGAGTATACTTCTTGGCAAACTCCATTAAGGCAGGCACTGACGTGCATGCCGCCTGGAATTCCAG